TGGGCGGCGCGGTCTCTGCCTCGCGCACGGGCGGAAAGCTCGCAGTGGGGGGTGGTGGTCCGGGGCGTGGACCAACGGGCGCGCGGTCTACTGACGGAGCGGCTGGCGGTGGTGGCGCGGCGGAGGACGCAGGCATGCGCTTCGCGAAATCCTCGTCGGACTCTTGCAGCTCGTCGACCTTGTAGCCGCGCTCCCTCAGCGCTCGGCTGAATACATCAACCGCCGTGTAGTCCTTGGCGTCCTGAGCCTTCCTGACCGCATTGAGCAATTCGCGCGTATCAGCCGACTTGAGCCGATCCTGACTAAAATCCTGCTCGCTCTTCAGGCGCGCTTCGCCGGCTTCGTTCACTGCCGCGTTGCGCTTGCTGATTTCGTTGGACCTGCGATCGCGCCGCGCTTGCTGGCTCTGCTCGCGTGCCTTGAAGACGTTGGCCTCGTCGTTCTCGCGGCGCCGGTTCGTTTCCTGCGCGCGGTTCTGCATGGCCTGGCTGAGCAGATGCGCGTACTGCGGGTTCTGCTTGCCTGCGTTCGGGTCGAGCGCGACTTCGGGCATGCCGGCGAAGTAGCTTGGGTTGACTCCTTCAATGTCTCGGGCGGCGGCCATCAGTTCGCCTTTGCTCTGTTGTTGGCGTCTTCGTTGGTTTTGTAGTTGAAGTAGTTGGTGCCGGCCGCGTTGGCGGAGTCCAGGACCGACGCGGTGTGAGAGGCCGCCGTGTTGGCATCAGCGTTGGCACCGCTCACCGCGTCGTTGGCGCTACCTAGAGCCACGTTGTTGGCGGCGTCGGTCGCCTGACTGACACCCGTGATGGCCTTGCCGGTGCTGTCGGTCCAGTTGCCGGCCTTGGCTGCGGCAACCCTGAAGTTGTCGTCGAACAGCTGCTGGTTCCGGTCTTGGCCCGCCGTCTGCGCGCCGTTCGCTATGTCGTTGAGCCCCTTGGCCCACGAAAACTGGAGAGCGCTATTGCGTGCGTCGGAGGCGTCAGCGCTGCCGGCGAGGTTGCCTTCGGCGGCGTAGCGGTCGAGCCCGTACTGCGCCGTGTCTTTGGCTTGCTGGGCGCGAAGCGCCATCTCGGCCGCGCCGATTTGACCCGTCGCATTGCTCGAGCCGTACGAGCCGCGCGACGACATGGCGTTGTCGATTTTGGCGGACGTGAGCTTGCTCGCGTAGTCGTAGTACGGCGACATGTCCTGCGGCTGCGTCGCGCGGAAGCTGTCGAGCGTGGTCGCGGCTTCGTTGCTGGTCGTAGGAACGCCTTTCTCCGAGTAGTTCTTGAGGATGGAGTCGGCGAAGCTCTCGCCCTTGCCCTCTTTGGTGAGGTCGATACCGCTCGAGGCGAAGGGTACAGCGGGAGCTGCTGTGGAGGCAGCAGCCGGCGGAGCTTGCTGCTGGTCCTTGTGCTGCTCTTGCCAGGCTTTCTTCGCGGCCTGGTTCTTGGCCGGCACATCGACGTTGCGCTCCTTCCAAGTATTGTAGTCCGAGGTGCCGTACTGATAGGGATTTTCGCTCGCCGGCTTCGGCGCAGCCATGGTCGGATCGTACGCATTCGAACCAGCGGGGGCGTTGTTGTAGCGCGAGTTGCCGTACGCATTGACCTGATCCTGCGTCGGTAGCGGGTAGCCCTCTGAGTCGAACTGACCGGACCCGGCGAAGTTGTTCTTGTGCTCAGCCTCCCACTGGAGGCCCGCCTGGCTCTTTGGAGGGTACGGGTTGTACAGCGTGGTGTAGGGCTTGTCCGACGGCTGCGTGGGCGCCGTCGGCGGACGGAAGTCGAGCGGCCCGGTGGGAGCAGGGGCGGGCGTGCCAGGTGGCGGACGGAGGCTTGGATCGTCAGGCATTACGAGCTCTTCTTGGGAATGTAGCTCATGGTGGCGGGCGCGTTCTGGGTTGGCATCGGCGTGCCGGGCGCGAAGGTCGGGCTCGAGCTCGGGATGCTCACGCCCTTCATGCCGTCGGCCTTGATGGGTGACGTGTACACGCCGCCTGCGATGTCGGGCGCTCCCTGGCCGCCGTTCATCGAGTTGAGCATGTTGCTGTTCACGTCGTAGAAGCTGTTGGCCCCGGCGGCCTGCTTCATGTACGCCTCGTTCACGGTGTCGCGATAACTGAGGTACTGGTCGGCGATCTTTTTGGCGAGCGCTGCCTTTTCCGCCCGAGCCTTGTCTACCTCTGCGCCGTTGTCGCTGCCGAAGTAACCCACGAGGCCACCGAGGGCGCCGCCGATGGCCGTACCCCAGCCGGGCATGATGGCCGTACCGGCAGCTGCCCCTGATGCCGCGCCAGATAGTGTGCTGCTAGCCCTTTTGTCCATTTTTCCTCAGCTGCTCAAAATGTCGAACTCTTCGGTCACCTTGACGAGCTCGAGTGGCTCGGTGCCAGAAAACTCGAAGCGCCACTGCCGGCGCCGGTACGAACCCAGCGAGCGCAATTCTACCACGGGATGTGTGTCGCCCTGTGCGCCCAGGTCGACGGCCAAAGGGGGGCCGTAGGGGCCCGGCTTGTCGCGCCAGCTGATGTAGGCAACGGGGCCAACGGGGGCCGTGGTCTGTCCGCGGCGCATCGCCACGCGCACGCAGCGGCAGTGCTTCTTCTCGTCCGTTCCCCGGTCGAGGTAGCCCGTTTCCACGCGCGCGTTGATGGGGTCGCCGTAGTCCGTCGTGGCGTCGAGCGAAAGCCGCCCAACACGCCCCGAGCTGTCACCCACGAGGTTCGCGCCGTTGATGGGCGAAATCTTCGAGCACGTCACCGGAAACGGCGCCCAGTTGCCATTCTTCCAGCTGAGCCATTCTGCCCAACCGCTGCCCTTCTGGAACGAGAAGGTGCGGCCGTCCTGCTCGAACCGAAAGACCATATTGTCCAGCATGCCCGTCACGACGCGGTAGCCGTAGCAGTCGCCGACGACGGCCATGTCGTCGATCGTCTTCTGGATCGGGTCACCGATGAGCTGCTCGGAACGCCCGTCACTCATGACGAAACGGCGCAAGTCGTCGAGCCAAAAGAACTGCTGGTTCACCTTGACGATGCTGTAGGGCGCCGTGCAGCCGAGCTCTTTGGTCGTCGACGGCGACCAGCCAGCAGGGATACCGGTGTTGCTCACGAAGGGATCGGGCGTGAAGACCTGCACCGATTTAGTGCCGAAGCAGAACACCTCGTTCGTGTTCTCGGCGACGGCGAGCACCGGGTCGGGGTTTGCTTCCGCGCTGAAGTGCCCGGCGCCACCGATGACGACGCCCTCGGTCCACACCTCCAAACCGGCAAAGCTCGAATTGCCGTTGGCGATGCCGCTGAAGCGCACGACGGACTTGTCGAACGTGTTGTTGTAGTTGACGTTGGCGATGTTGCCGAGCAAGCGCGAACTATTGGCCGTGACGTGCGAAGCGTAGGGCGGGTTGTCCTTGATGCGGCTCGACGTGTCGTCGGCGAGCACGATCTTCTGCATCTGCTCGCCGCCCGCAATTGCCAGGATGAGCTGCGTTTCGGCGAACACCGGGCGCAGCCTGCCCGATAGCGTCGAGTCACTGAGCGGCGCACCGAGCTGAGTTGCGAGGGCAGTGATTCGGTAGATGTTGCGGTAGCTCGGCGTGCTGCCCAGGGCGTACAGCTTGCCGTCGACGGTCTGATAGATGCCGGAGAGGCCCGTGGGGTCGATGATGCCGCTGAAGAAGCCGGGGATCGCCTCGAGTCCCGGGCGCCGCCTGATTGCGCCCGTGTCGTCGACGATGACGTTCACCGCCACGGCAGGCGCGCCCGCGAGCTCTTGCTGGCCGGTAGCCTGACGATTCGAGAAGTTGATTTCCGCCTGAGCCACTAGGCGATGACCTCCGTTGCGCACTGCATCCAATTGCCAGCGCCGCCACCCACCGGAACCCACATGAACGGGTAGATACCGCGGCTGATGTTGGGAATGGTCGCCAGGCCAGCGCGCGGCGCGAAGTTCGTTCCGAACGTCGGGGCGACAGGCGAGCCAGTCGAATTGACGATGAGCACCACGAGTCGGTCGCCCATGGCCCCTTTGTTGGCATTGATGCTCTGCACGCCGGCCACCGTCCGCAGAATGCTAACGAATGCGTAGTCCTTGGCATTGACGGTCGTGGCCCCACCGGGGTCGTTTATCCCGTAGCTGCGTTGCTCCCGAGAAGCGCGGCTGCGAAGCCCAGCGGTGTCGAACTGACCGAGCGGGGCGTAGCCGTCCGACGCATCGGAGTAGCCCTCCATGTTGCCACTGAGCAAGTCACCGAATGAATTTCCCGATTCCCAGCAGCCGAACGTCGGATTTGCCGTCGGGTTGCGAAATGCTCCAACAACAGCAGGACCAGCCTTGAACCTGTTATTGGTGAACACGCAGCCACCGAAGCCATTCGGCTGTCCGTACGTGATGTAATAAAGTACGCCACCGGTCAGCGAGCTCGCGTCGAAGCGGCACCCGTCCACCAGCACGCCATCGATGACGTTGAGTTGCGTAGAGCTGCTCGCTCCAACCAGGGTGCTCTTGAAGTCGCAATCGCGCAGCGTGAGGCGCCCGCACGGCAGGCCGGTCTGCAAGATAATCGTGGAGCTCCCGCCTTGGTAAAACGAGCAGCGGACGAAGTTGCAGAGCGAGTCGATGCTCGACATCGACGTCCAGACCTGGATGCCGACCGAGGTCGAATCATTGCCGACCAGGCAATCCTCGAACACCACGCGCGCCCCTGCGCCGCTGATGAACAAAAGTTGCGACGAAAAGAAGGTGTTGATCGAACCAAACCACATGCCGCGCACGGTGCGCATGCCATTGTCGGAACCAGTGAATTCGATGCACGCTCCCGCTACGAGGCTATCGATAGCCAACTTGCACGACGTGCCGCCGGTCCCCAAGATGCAGACGTTCACGGGGATGACGATTTTCGTGGTCGTCCTGTAAACCCCAGGCGGGAAGAACACGGTTCCGCCTGCGATGGCGGCCGCGGTCACTGCTGCGGCAATCGCGCTACCGTCGTCCGCTATGCCGCTGCCGATAGCGCCGTAGCTCTTCACGTTGTAATAGAGCCCAGCGACGCCAGCGACGGCTGCCTGGAGCGTCGTCGGGATACCGGCCACGAGCACATTCCAGTCGGTTGTCCCGGTGCTCGCCTTGAGCCGGTCGAGCACCGTTGCCAGGTTCGTGGGCTTGGATGCGCCGATGGTGCCGTCGCGGTAGTCGGTACCCGTGAAGCTTTGGCTGATGACTTCGACTGCCGCCGCGTAGTCGCCTGCCACGAACTGCCGCACGAGCACTCCGTTCGAGTCATGCACGAGTACGTCGACGAGCTTGTCGACGTACAGCGTGACGCTGCCGAACGAGTCGAGCGCGATGGGCTGCGCGCTGTACTGCTGCGTCGCCGCGAAGTCTTTGTAGTAAACGGCGTGCGTGGACGTGCCGCGCTCGAGCAGTTCGACCGAGCCGATTTCTGCGCCACGAATGCCGGCGACGAGAGGATTGATTAGGTGCATGCGTTCACCACTGAACTCGGCTACCGCCGGTTGCGAGCTGCACATTGCAGCGACCAGTACACGCCGACCCAAAGTTTGCATCCGCGCCCAGCAACAAGCTCAATCCCTCCACCTTCAGCAGCGCGATTGCCGTTTGCGAAAAGTCCACGGCGGCGAAGTTCGAGAAGCCCACCGTACCGGCGCTCACCACGACGTCCTTCAGCACCAAACCCGAAAATGCGGCTGCCGGCGTTTTAATCGCCGAGCTTGGCTGGGCGGCCCTGGTCGTGGCAGTCGAGATGAGGGTTGTGTTTTCGACACGGCAGCGAGCCGTACCGATGCTTATTGCGGTTCCAGTATCCGTAGGCCCGCAGTCGAAGTAGCACCCGCGGACGAGACCATCCGTCCCGGTTCCGGTGAATGCGACTTTGGGCGAGGCATTCGCCTGCAAGTTTTGTGGGAAGTACAGGTTTCGGAATTCGACGCCCGCGGTTGTTGCGTTGAATAGGGAAGTCGCCGCCGCGTTCATCACGAACGACACGGCTGGTTTGTCGGAGACGGTCCCCTCTCCGATCAGCGTGAGGCTTTTGGCCAATGTCTGCACAGCCGTCAGCGTTTGCGTGTGCCCCTGAAGGAAAACGATGATGTCTTCATCGAGCGCATTGGTCACAGCCTGAGCGAGCGTGGCGAGCGGCTTCTCGCGGTTCTGGCCGGCGGGCGCGACGGCATCGGTGCCGATGAGCGAGCTCACGTACCAGACGTTGCCGCTCGTTTGCAGGGGCTTGCAGGTGTCGAGGAAGTCCCCCGGCGGGTAACCTCCGATGCCGTTGGGGTAGTACTGGATGCTCATCGGTAACTCTTTCGCCAGGCCGTGCGGTGGTTGATGGACGCCTGCACGTTCACGCTCGGCTTCGAGTAGCCCTTGCAGATGTCCTTCTTCGCGGCGGCCAGGTTGTCGAGGTAGCCCACGCGGTCGAGCGACATGGAGTTGTCGATGGCGAGGCGACCGGCGAGGGCGTACACGAAGTACTCATCCCAATAGCGCTCGAAGGGCAGCGTCATGCCGCCGTTCACCACGTCGGGGCGAAGGTTGTGGAAGTTGAAGCGGATGCGGCCGCCGTCCTCGGTTTGCGATGGAGTCGGCCACAAATAGAGCGTGCCGAGCGGCGCCTCGCGCGCGAAGTAGTAGATGGTCGGGCGCGACGCCGAGCTCTTGCTGCTGAGGTTCTGGTAAGTGTCGCGGTCCTTTTTGATGACCGGCGTTTCTGACGATGCTTGGAAGGGAACCTGGCTGACGGTCGGGTCGATGTAGGCGCCGTTGCCCACGCAATCGATCACGGTCTCGGGCAGCGTGTAGAGGTTCTGGCCCGCGACGAGCAGCACGTAGCCGGGCTGCACCGCGCGCATGGCGATGCCCTCTGCCTGGAGGCCCGTGACGATGGTGCTGAGGATTTGGCGAGCCACGCCGCCCTGCGCGATGTCGGGCGACTGCTGGACGTTTAGGAGCCCAGCGCGGCGGTACGCCATGGCCACCACGTCGTCGATGGAGGGGACGTAGAGGCTCGTGGGAGCTTCGACTTGCGCGTTAGGCATCCATCATCTCGGGGGCCGCGGGCCGTTGGGGTCTTTGAAGCCCGGGAACGGCGGGCACACGAAGGTGTCGTAGCCGCCGTCGACGGGGCCGATCTCCTTTGGCTGCTGGCTGCGCATGAGCTGCGCGTTGCCCTCGGAAAGCGACACCACGTCGAGGCCGGACGCGCAGTCAGGGCAGGCGAGGTTTTCGGAGCGGTCGCGGTGCAGCTGCGAGCGGCGCCATTGGACGCCGCAGTACGAGCACAAAGCTTGGCGGTCAGGTCCAATCCCAACCGGCCAGCGCTTGCCAATGGTTCTCATGCGGGGCTCCTTCCGGGCACCAGCTCCAGCCGGAGCCCCGTCAGCGGATCAGGTGTCGGCGGCAGGCACCAAGAAGCCGCTCTTGTTCGGGTCGTTGACGGCGAGGTTGTTGAAGAACGCCGTCAGGTTGTTCAGCCCGCCGACCGTGATACCGGTAACCCCCGGAACTACAGCGCCGGGGGCTGCGACGGCGATGCGGTTGCCCGAGCACACGCCCGTGATGAGGATGTTCGCGTAGCTGATGCCGGCGACACTCCCAGAGGTGATGTTCAGGATTTCGTTGTCGTCGATGGCCAAGCGCTGAGCGGAAGCAATGACGGCGATGTTGCCCGTCGTAACGGCAGCTCCCGCAAAGATTCGGTTCTGGGAGATGATGCCGTCGAAGCCGGTCGAGTTGACCACGATGGAGGCAGAAGCGGGCGCCGAGCCCCAACCACGGAAGGCATTGCCGCTCACATCGTAGCGAGCGGCCGTGCCCGTGATGCCGATGCCGATGGTGGCGTTGCCGAGCGTGTTGCCGAGCTCCACGTCGTTGTAGGTGAAGCCCGAGTCATTGCTCGAGATGTTGATGGCCTGCGCTGAGTTGATGGGATTGGCGGGGGTGCCCGCCAGCAGGAAACGCATGCCCGAGATGAGCACGTCGTTTTGCGAGATGTTCATCTGGGCGCTCGGCGAGACCCAGGTGAAGGTCGGCATGTTCGAGCCGCGACCGACGCCAATGATTTTCACGCCGGGCGGGAGAGCGCTCGAGAAGGTCGTCGCGTCGGCCACGTCTTCCTTGTGACCTGGCAGGCAGATCACGAAGTCGCCGAACCCCGGGCGCACGCGGGGGAAGGCATCCACCAGCCTTTGCACGAGGTTGGAAGCCAGGAAGGAGTCGTCGCCGTTTTGAATGCCCGTCGAGCGCACGTACGCCGCGACCCGGGAACCCGCCGGCAGGATGAGCCCGTACTGCGTACGGAGCCCGTTGTTCGAGTAGATTTGCTGTGCGTCGAGCAGGGAGATTCCGGGCATGGCCTACTCCTTCACGCGGCGACGAACAGGATGCAGCGCGGGTCGGACCACCCACGCGACCAGCGCGCGTAGATGCCGTACTTGAGCAAGAGCTGGTCGTTGTCGACCCAGCTGCGGGTGTTCGGCTTCTTGCGCCACTTCCACTTGAAGCCGTTGTCCGCGTTGGACAGGAGACCCCAGTTGGTCGTGGTGTTCGTCCAGTACTTGATGGGCACCGTCTTCAGGCCCAAGTTCTTGACGACGTTGATCTCGTTGAAGGCGCCCGCCGTGGGGTCCTTCTCCGACATGTTGAGGCCGTCCCAGATGTACCATTGCTCTTCCGGGCAAAGGTTGGCGACCGGCTCGACGCCTTCGATGGTCGAGTCGTGGCCTGGGAATTTGCGCATCTGCGTCGTCGCCGTCGCGACCGCAATGCGGCTCGGGCTCATGGGCGTGGTCATGAGGTTCGAGAACACGCCGCCACCCGGCAAGGGGTGCGAGGTGCTCGCGAGCGACACGCCGTCGCCGCCCGTGTAGAGCGGGTTCACGGCGCGCTGCAAGATGGCCGTCGCGTCGATGTCGACGGTCTTGTACATGGCGCGCGGCAGGCGAGCGCCGGCTTGGATGATGGCCGGGTACTTGGAGTCTTCGGCCGCCTCTTCCGTGACGATCAGCTTGAGCGCGAACGTGCGCGAGTTGTAGCGAGTGAGCGCACCTTCCTGGATGCCGCCCGCCTGCATTTCGGCGCCTTCCGACTTCTCGGCGGCGAGCCCAGGGCCGGCCATCTCGAGGTCGTCCTCGTAGTTGTCCTCCATGTTCGACTGCTTCATCCACTTGGGCATGATGAGCTTCGACTTGTAGGTGGTGAGGTTGTCGTCGACGACCTCATCCAAGGTCAGCTTGAGGCCGTCCGAGATGGTGCTGGTAAAGACAGGAATGCCTGCGGGCATGGCTCAAATCTCCGGTGGCGCTTGTTCGCGCCGAGGGCGGGGGACGTATGTGTCTACCGGCGCAGCGTCTTCGCGCGGGGCCGGCGTCTCCTCGGCGAACAGGACCAAGTCCAGCTCGTCGGGTGTAGTTTCTGACCAGTCGCTGGAGGCGAGCTCTTCGGGCTCCTCCGCGACCACGGGCGGCTCGTGGTGCGCCTTGCTCTTGCGCTCCCAAACCATCACGTACCTACGTTCGTGTAGAACGGCTCAGCGCCCTTGTTCACGGTGACCAGCATCTTCACCCACTGGCCGGCGTAGTCCTGATTGTCGAACGTCTGCGAAACGCCCCAAATACGCATGGACAGCGTCGCAGTCGCTGCGGCGTGCGTCGCGATGGCGAGCACGGGGTTCGCGCTGAAGGGCACCGCGCTGGCAGCGGCGGCGGCGAGCTGGTGGTCGCAGTTCTCGCCGACGAGGGCTTGATAGGCGAGCAGAGTTGTCGCCGTCACGATGTCGTTCACATCGATCTCCCAAATCCCCTCGGAAAAGGGCGTGACGAGCACGCGCGATTGCCGGTCGATGCTCGTGCCGTACGACACGCCCGAGGGCAACACCGTCGAGCGGACCATGCGAGCGCCGTTGAAGTAGCCCGCGCTGCCGAAGCCCATGACGACGCCCCAGGGGGCCGTCGAGGTTGCCGCGTTCTCGTTGCCGCCTGCGAGCACGACGCCGCCGTTCACGTCGAGACGCACGGGGTCGCCGACGTTGAGGTTGAGGTTCGTGCCGAAGCCCGAGACCGTGAAGTTCGTGCCCGAGGTGACGGGCAGCTCATGCACGTCCGGGTGCGAGTTCCGGTTGTAACCACGCGCCCAGCGAAACCCGTATCGTTTTACGTTGTCCATGTTCCCTCAGCCGAGCGAAATCGTGTTTTCGGAGGTGGTGTTTTCGAGCGAAATGGCCGCGTTGTTCGAGCGGCCGCGCGTGCCCTGAATGCCGCGGAGGCCATCGACGACGCTGCTCGGCGAAAGGATGCGGCGCTCCATCGCATCGACTTCGAGCTGGGCAATCGCCTCTTGCTCGGCGAGCTCGGTCTTGTCGATCGACATGAGCAAGTTGTCTTGCCACTCGATGGGCGACCCATCGCCGATGCTCTTGCGCAGCGAGGTGCAGTACGGCCCACCCGGGCGCTTTATCTCGATGTCGTACCCGAGGTTCTCGTAGTACCCGACACCGCCGAGTCCTACCTTGTAGGCCCAGACATAGTGTTTGCTTGGGTCACCGCCGCGGATTTGTCCCTGCTGAAGGCTGCGATCCACCGCGCGTGGGGGCGGGTCCTTGCGAGCCGGAGCGGACGGAGTCCTACTCTTGATGACGTGATTTGACGACACGAGTCTCCAGGTTCTCCACCTTGCCGACTGGTGGGGTCTCCCTGGAGTTCAGACAACAGCGACGGGAATCGCTGGAGCCGTCAAAGCGTCCGCTGGCTAAGCGTGGCGCCGATGGGTCAAGTATGCAGAGCGCCACGCCCTGGTCAACGAGGAAAGATTTACTGATTTTTGGCGAGCAGCTTTTTCCCCACGGTTTGCGCCCACTTCTGACACGCCGCGCCCGCGTCCAAATCTGGGTACATGCTGACGGCCATCTTGTAATAGTGGCTGCCCCTCGGCATGGGGATGGTGCGGCTCGGGGCCGTCGACGCCACGCGGGGGCCCGCGCTGAGGCCCGTTGCGCGCTGTCGTTCGATGGCGTCGGGCTTGGGGCGCTTGCCCAAGATGCGTTGCCGCGTCTCCTCCATCACCTCGTCATGGAGCTCTTTGCTGTCTTTTCGGCCTTCGGCAATGAGCTGGTTCACGCGGCCGGCGGCGAACTGGAGTGCCCGCGCGTCGCCATAAACGTCGGCATTTTCGCGTTCCAGCTGGCGCGTGAGCTCTTCCTGCCGACGGCGCGGCGCGGTCAGGATTTCCCGGCGTTCGGCGGCGAGCGTCGCCTTCTGGATGTCGAGCTCGATGGCGCGCTCGCGCATCTCGGTCTCTCTCTCGGCCGTGAGCGTGCGGCTCTGCTGGGCGCGGGCGTAGTCGTCCTCGAGCCGCTGGAGCTCCGCGTACGTCGAACGAATGCGGCGGTCGACTTCGGCCGTGCTGGCGCCGGGCGGGGGCGCGTTGCCGGGCACCGGGCGGCTGCGTTCGGCGAGCTGCTCGCGTAGCACCTTGGCCTCGGCTTCGGCGGCGGCGGCGCGCTCGCGGGAGCTCATGCGTGCGGCGCGCTTGTCACGCCGATTTGGCGCCACCTCGGATTCGTCTTCTTCCTCTTCGGGCTCGGGCGCCTCGACCGACACCTCGTCGGTCTCGTCCTTGGCCCCCGACATGCGTTCGCGCATGCCGCTGATGTGTTTGCCTACCGCTGCTTCCTCTTGGTCGGTATCGTCTAGTCCAGCCATTATTCATGCTCCGCGCGCCAGGCGTCCGCCGGCAGCCAGGGTTTCCCGTTCTCGTCGATGAAGGTGTGCTCGACGCTCGTCTCGGTGCGCCGCGCGAGGTAGCGCACTTCGCGATTTCTGAGGTTCGTCGCGAGGTCTTCGCTGCCGATGATGTCGCCTGCGAGCACGATGATCAGGTGCTGCTCGAGCCCGAGCACCGACTCGTATCGGATATGGTAGGGCGCGGCGTGACAGAACAAGATTTTGTGGCCCAGATCGACACCGTGCGAGCGCAGCTGGTCGAGCGCGAGAAGGCCAGCGCTGACGATGATGCCTTGCGGCGCGCGTGATTTCTCACGCTGTTGCACCGATTCGGGCATGTGGATCAGCGAGTCCGACTCGAACCTGTCGCCCTTCTGCATGGGGATTTGCCACAGGTACACGCGGTCAAACAGAGCGTGGTGAACGAACGCGCCGTCCGTGATGCCGTACTCGAGGCGTCGCTCGTCCAAGAGTTGAGGCAATTTAAGCGCGCCCGGTGGCGACATGCGCTTGCGCATGACGGCCGAGCGCCGTTCGGCTTGTTCGCGTTCGCGCGCGTCCAGGATGCTGCTGTTCACTTCTGGCAGTGCGAACCCGTGCGCGTCGGTGAGGGTGCTATCGGTCAACGTCGTCTTTCCGCCCGTTCCGGAAGAACGCGGCTAATGTTGCGAGCTCGTTCCAGTGCGTTGCGGCAGCCGTGACCTTGGGGTCGGTCGACTTGCTGCACGTCGCGAGTAGGTTTTCGAAACAGGTCGCAAGCTTCGCCTCGACCTGTTTGAGGAAGTGCTGACCGGGGGCCGATCGAATCCAATCGATGACGTCGGTCGACTTTCGGAAGGTGGCGTAGTCGGTCATCAGTGGGGGTTACCGGGTTGGGGTGGCGGCGGATGCGGCGGCATGCCCGGCGGCGGGCCTTTCATCGGGCCCCCAGGCGGCACCATTCCGGAGGGTGGGTGCGGAGGGCCAGGCGGCGGGCCTCCGGGGCCGGGAGGGCCTCCGGGGCCAGGCGGTCCGCCGGGCGGCGGTGGCCCACCGGGGGCCATTCCGGGCGGTCCCATGGGGGCGGGGATACCGAGCGGGGTTTGGGGCGGCGGCGGCGGAGGGCCGAGCAGCGGCACGAGGTTTCGTAGGCCGCGCGCCTCCAGGCATTGCTTCACGATGGCGTGAATCATGGCGATGTTGTTCTGGAGCTGCGGGATTTCCTTGAACAGGTTGAGTGCGTCGTCTGCCTCGCCCACGCGCTGCGCTTGGGTCGCAAAGCGCATGTCCGCCTTGATCTCGATTTGGTAGTTCCGCTCGTACATCTCACGCCCAATTTTGAAGGGCGGCTCCATGCCGAGCGGGATGAGGTTGGCTTCCATTTGGAAGAGCTGCTCTTCGGGCAGAAAGCGGCTGTTCAAGTAGGCGTTGTTCTTCAATACCTGCGTGAGCACTTGGCGCGCGTAGCTGCCAGTCGTCACGCTGAGCTGTTTGGTCGCCTGCTCGATTCGAGCGCTGATGCCGCGCGCGGTCTCGCCCGATTTGCCCGCTTCGCCAGACAGCACGGCGGGACCTTGGATAGAGCTCTCGGCCGACTTCTGCATCAGCTCGACGACGGTCATCAGGGCGGGGTTCGGGTCGCCGAATCCGAACGGGATGAGGCCGTCCTTGAGCTCAGCTGCTGAAAGCCCGGTCGCGTTATTGATGGCGCCGGGCGCGATGATGAACTGCCCGTCACTGTTCCAGGTGACGTTGCCCGCCGTGAGCAATCCTTTGCAGTTAGCGAGCGTTGCCGAGTCGATGAACTGCGAAAGGGTCGTGTTGGCGGCGCGCTGGAAGTCTGCCTGCATGCAGCCGTAGCCGAGGCCGAGGTTGCCGAGCGCGGGCTCGATGCACACGCCGTGAACGAACAAATGGATGGGGGCCTTGTCCGGCTGCTTCGGGGTTTCCTCGGGGTCGTCCGGGTTCTGCATCCACTCGGGCGGCATGGGCGGCTGAGGCTTTTGCTGGTCGAGCTCCTGGAGCGCCGCGAGTGCCTGCTCGGGGCCGGCCGCGCCTTGCGCCGCCGCTTGCCCGACTTGCGAGATGGCGAATTGGTGTTCTTGGAGTGCGGCTCGGTGCGCCTCCTGTTCGGCGCGGAATTTCGCGAGCTCGTCGAGCTGGCGTTTATACGCGGCCTTGTCTTGCCACGGCGCCTCTTCGTGGATGGTGAGCCGGAAGACGTGGCGCGTCTCGTAGTCGACGATGGCCTGCACGAAGCGCTGGCGCTCTTGGTTCGGCAGATCGACCCAGCCCTCGTACCAGAGTATTTTCCGAGGGGCTCCGTCGTCCGGCATGTCCTGGCCCATGGTCTCGGCGACGGAGGTTGCGATGAGCTGCTCGGGGTCGTTATCGAACGAATTGACGGGGCGATTGTCCGGGTCGTCGCCGAGCACCTTGTCGATGTCGACCCAGGCTTCGCGCATCGCTTCGATCTCGTGCGGGTACTTCATGTACACGCGCGTGTAGTGCGGCACGTCCGAGTAGTTCGGCATCGTGGAGTTGAACGTATAAGGCGTCACGAACTCGTCGGCTGACAGCGTTTCGTGGCGGTTCTGTTTGAGCCGCTCGTCGTAGTACGAGTGAACGGTGCAATCACCGACGGTGAAGAAGTTCATCAGCCCGCGTGACTGCTGGCGGTAGAAGTCGGGGATTTCGTTTCGGAGCTGCCAGTTGCCATGGAGTGACAAGAGCGCTGCCTGGTCCTGGTCCTTTTGCCCGAGTGAGCTCACGCCGAACACGTTGCTCATGTCGGCGAATAGCTCGCCGTACGCGCGGAACACGACGCGGGTCAGGTTCTCCATCATGATGGGCACGTTGGCGTTGGCGGCGTTGGCGAACGGCCACTCTTTGGGCGGCAGGTCGCCCGCGAACAGCTTCCAATCGGCCGCGATGCGTTTCCGGCGTGGCTCACTGAGCTCGAAGTCTTCGTCGAACTCGTCGACGATTTTGTTGCCGAGCTTCGTGATGGCCTTCTCGCCGTCCGGGTGTTTGGCGAAATCGACGGCGAGGTTCGTCGAGTCCTCGTCATACACGAGCACCTCGGGCTTCGCCTCTTCGCCCAGGTCGTCGACCGCATACTCGTCGCGCGGGTCCGGCGCGGTGTCGGCGACTGGCTCGAGAGCTTCCTCAGCCGGGTTGTCGAGAGGCTCCGGTTCGTCTTGTCCGAGTACCATTAGCAAAGCTCCTGGCCGTAGCCGAGTTGTCCTGCGCGCTTCTGAACCGTCCCCACGTCGTCGTCGTCCCACTCGGATTTGAGCGGGCGCATGGGAGCAATGGCGGCTTTGCCCTTGGAGGCGTACGCGCAGCCGTAGACGCACGAGTCGTAGGGGTGGTCGTCGCCGCCATCGAGCGGCTCTTCGCTGTTCTGCGGGTTAGTTTGGATCGACGGTAAAACCTGGACGATCCACTTGCACGAGCTGAAGAAGACGATGCCGGGAGTCTTGGTTTCCTCCTCGTGGTCTGTCAGGCGCTTGATGAGATGCTGTGCGTTTGTCTGGCGGCTCCTCTTGTCGGCCGGCACCCACGGCACGCCCTTTTCGTGGAACACCTCGCCCATGTTTTTGCCCGCGTGCCCGCGCTGCTCCCAGAGCTGAGTGTCGGCGGGGCCCGTGATGCGTGAGCATTTCCCGCGTTCGTCCCAGAACCCGAGTAGCTCCTCGGTGGCGCGCACCATGGCCGCCACCTCGTCGGCGGTCTTGCCTTGGAAACGGAGCTCGTAGATCACATACAGCGTGTTCTCGTCGTCGAGCGCGAACCAATGGATGCAGCCGGGCGCTTTGTAGCCCCAGTCCATGGAGCGGAAGATGCGCCACTCGCTCGACACGCGGAACGGGCGCACGACGTGCAGGCGCTCCTTCCAGTACTCGGCGAAGAACGAGCCGACAGTGACGTACCAATTGCCGTCGAGTAGCGCCGCGCGAATGTGCGGCTTCTGCTTGAGCAGCTGGAGCTCGTACTGCGCAACGAACGCTTTATTGGGGTTGTCGGCGAGCTTCGCCGGCATGTACACCCACTTGGTATACGAGAACGTGCCGTCCTGGCGCGTGAGTTTGCGTTTGAATACGACGTTGCCGTCCTTGTGCGGGTCGACGAAGCGCTTTCTCACCCAATTGGCGTCCTTCACCGTGAAGGTCTCGCCCTCGTTCCTCATGAGCGGATTGCTCATCGAGCGAATGCGCAGCATCTTCGAGAGCACGGGGTCGTCGGAGCGTAAGCGCGTGCTGATTTGGTCGTACTGCTCTTCCTCGAAGCCCGTCAGCTCGTCGAAGTAGATCGCCGTGAACGCCGACGACATGTACTGCTCGTAATCGTGCGGGTCCTTGCAGTGGCCGAACTGATATTTCAGCCCGCTCGAGAACGTCCAAGTCGTCTCGCTCTCGCTCCACACCGCGCCCGGGTCGACGGCTCGGAACATTCGATGGCTGAGCGCGATGGTCTGCTTCAGCATCTTGACCGTGCGGCGCAGATGCAGAGCCCAACCTGAAGACGTGCCCCAGATGAGCGGATGGGCGTGGTTCGGATCGGTGCAGCGCTCGTGTTCGACGGCGACCTGATCCATGATGTCCATGGTCAGGCACAGCGTTTTGCCGGGGCCTGCGCTGCCAGCGCCGAGCACCTCGTCGATGCCTTGCCTCACCGTGTCGTGGTAAGCCTGCTGCCACGCCGAGGGCTGATAGATGATGTCGGTCAAAACGGCCCCGCGCTGGGCCAGTCGCCGCCGCTACCGCCAGAATTGCGAAAGAGCCACGCGCATGTAGCGAGGAAGGCAATGCTTCCGAGCAGGCTCAGCCAAAAACACCAATCGTCGGTCATGGCGTGGTCGCGTTCTTGAGGACGCCTGCTTTGTCGAGCGCGGCCAGAACCAGCGTGAGCACGGCGGCGGTCGAGCCGCTGACTGAGCCGACGACGGTGGGCGGCGCGACGGGCGCGAGTTTCTCGACCAAATCGCCGGTCTGCTGCAAATAGGGAATCACCTCGCGTTGCATCGAGATGAGCAGCGTGTCTTCGGCGAGCGGGCGCGTCGTCAGGCGCTTACGGGCCAAGCTTGCCTCCCATGGCGAGCAGGATGGCCTTGTACACTTGGCGGCGCGGGCCAGTCTTCGCCTTGGGGCCGTCCGTCATCCAATCACGGCGCTGCTTTTCCGACAGGTCCACCCACAGGCGTTGCGCGATGTCTACTTGCCCGAGCGCGCGGCACACTTCCTTGTCGGCCACGAACGCGACCATCGCGATTTGGTGCAAGCTGAAGAGCGGCACCTCGTCGACCATCTTCTTCCACTTGTGCAGCTCGTGCGTGGTGTCCTTCGCCATCGCGCGGTCCCACTTGATTGCGGGCTTGCCGTCGCGCTGAACGAGGTAGCCGCGATCACCAGTCTCCAGATGGAGGTAGTACTCGCGCTTGCCAGGGGGCGGGTCATTGGCCTCTTCGCTATTCGGGTAGCGGTTGAGCGCCGTCGGTGTTTTCATTCGCTCACCACCGGATTGACGAAGCTGTCCATCGCAGACTCCGCTGCGTTCAGCTCTTCCCGGGCGCGCTCGATGCGCTTGGCTCGTTCACAGTACGGGCAGTCTTTCCACCCAAACTCTGTTGAGTTGCAGCGTACGCACGGGACAATCTCTGGGAATCGGAAGTTCACTCGGTCACCTCGCGTTCCTCGAACTGTGGGATCGCAGCGGCGTTGATGATGACCTTGCCGATGTTCAGCGCGGGAGCGGCGCCCTTCTCCTGGGCGTTCGCCTTCAGGATGCCGACGGCGATGGTCGCCGCGAGCTTGAGTGCCGCGGGGGCTTCGGCGTTGGGCCTCCACGCCGACTTGGCGACGCGGTAGGCTCGCTCGGCGTCGAGCTCTCCTAACTCGTCCTCCAGACGTAGGTAGTTTGGGTCTGCCTCTTTCGGGAGATTCTCGTCGATGTCGCGGAAGCGCATCGCATCGCGAATGACACCCATGGACTCGGCGAGCAGTTCGTCTCGAAGCCCGATGAGCTTGTCCCGCTGCTCGCGTTTCCGCTGGAGCGGGTCCTTCTTCGGGATGATTACCGGGGGGTCGTCGAAATTCCCGAACGGCACCCGGTCGACCGCCAGCTTCGCCTTGGCTTTTTTCGGCGGATTGGGGGCCACGCACCCCATGGTAGCGCAGGAGAGCCACGGTTGGGGGGTACATCCCCCAAATTGTTTGACGTGATATGCTCGGCTGCGCAGTGAAGCCCGTTCGTCAGCTAGCTCGGCCTGTTCGGCCTACACCTCGAAAGGAGGGGCTGATCAATCACATCGCGTTGCGGGAGTTTCTGGGCAATCCCGACAATCGGCACTGGAAGCAGCTGCTACGGGCGGCGCAGGTGGAGCTGCGCTGGTCGAAAAGCCTGCCGACGGACGGCAGCCGGAACCATCCCCACCGCTGCGGTTTGAACCGAAACCAAGTGATGCGGGTGATGCGCGCCCGCTACGCGAGTGTCGGCGAGCACCTCATCAAGCGTTGGAAGCTCTAGCACTCGTCAAAGGTTTGTGTTACATCCCTATCGCCGGGTCGGCATGGTGAGCGGCGAGACGCCGTTACTGGGTCTGCATTGGGGCCTCTTTGAAACACTGACCCGGCTCTTTTCCGCCATGAGTATCATCGCAGCGCATCACAAAAACCTACTGCCGACCGGCAAGGAGCTGGCCGTTTTGCACGCCATCTCCGAACTCGAGGAAGAGCTCGGCGTGCCTCCGCACTTGCCCGACGTTGCGGAAAGGTACGGCGTAACCCGCCAGGCCATTCACTACTGGGTGAAGCGCCTTCGGCTGAAGAACCTCGTCGAGCCGGGTCCGGGCGCCGGCCACACCCTGGGCAGCAACACGCCTCCGATCAAGCTCACGCAGCAGGGTCGCTACTTCATCGCGACGAGCCGCTGAGCCCCCAATGCGACAGCATCTCTTCAATGTCGGCATGCAGGTCCCGCACGCACTGTGGGAGCGCCCCGGCAAGCCCGAGTGGCCGGACCAGCTGCGCGTCGTGCTGACTCAGCGTGCGGCGCTCGGAATCATCGAGCGGCTCGCGGCGGCAATGACTTCGGGAGACCCGCTCGTGTCGTTCGACCTGTTTGGGGAGCTCAGCGAAGAGGAGCCCGGTTAGGGTTCCGTGTCCTCGTGCTCGGGGCCCTTGTTCTCACACTTGAGCGAACCCGGCGCGGCCCGGATGAAGATACCGCCGCCGGGACCCCCGCACGCGCAGCAGACACCCTCGTCGACTCCTATGAGCTCTATGGCCAAGCGGTCAGGGTTCCGCTGGTTCCAGCAGGCAGTGCAAACCCGATGCGTCCAGCCGCTCATAGCCGCCAACAATATTCGTGCCAAGCGGCTGAAGTGAGCTGGAATGCCGCGACGCCGAGGGAGGCCCTGTGAACGACCCGATCGGGGTCGATGTTGAGGTCATCCTCGCGCGCATCGCGCAGCTGAATGCGCTTCGGAACGTTGTACTTGCGCACGACGAGCTCCTTCTCGCCGAGCCGCCAAATCCTACCGGTTCGAAAGGTCATTGGGTTCGAGTCCCGTCCCCTCGCAGTGAGCGACTTACCTCTAAAGACCAGCTGCGTCAAGAGACCTATTGACGACTTGGGTCATCAGAAAAATCACCTGGGCTTGCAGCGCCGATGGTCGCTGGTGAACGCCTTGCAGATGGCGATGTAGACGTTGATGGGCGCCGGGAGCGCTGGCTGATAGCTTTTGCCGCACCGCATGCACAGCAAGTTACCTGGGTCTGACAGCACAATCCACGGGTAGCGAGTCATGGCACGTCAAGCCTAGCAGCTGACGAGACCGAAGCATCAGAAAAATTGGAGGGTGGTGGTGCTACCCTGCGCACGGCAGGCTACCCGCGGGCATAAGGGCGGGAGTAAGCGCCGTGGTCGCCACTCGGCCGCCTGCGTCCTTCGGCCTTCCGTTCGGTTATCGTACCCTGATAGCGTATAAGCGAACCGCTGGCCGGACCCTGACAGCATCAGAAAAATTACCAGCTGGGGTGGTGCGCCACTCGGCCGCCTGCTAGTAGGCCGGCCCCATGAGCCGCTCCGCCTCGGCCTGGATCTGCTCGACCTCCGCCACGTACGCCCCGACCTCGCGAGTGCTGTACCCGTGGCCGAAGTCCGAGCTCGTCTCCCGGAGCGGCGCCTCAAGCTGGAGCAGTCGCGTTAAGAGCGCCCTCACCGCAGTTTGGTCCATGGCCCCCAGCTTACGTCAAGAGTCCGACTGACGGGAGGGGGCATCAGAAAAATTGGGAGCAGTGGTGGCCCCCCCTGCCAGCCCTCCCCCTCTCCCCCTGGGGTGGGTGTCGCGACTGGCTGGCCTGCGTGGGCTACAGCCCCCAATGGGGGCAGTACACCCCGCAGCTCCGGGGGCTCGAGACCCCATGCCAACCTGATGGGGGCTAAAGCCCATAGGCTAGAGGCTACCCCCTTCCCTGATTTGGGGGCGTCAACCCACGATACTGTGGGGGTTATGGCCTATAGGGGAGAGCAGGCGGGGGTGAGCGGCCCCTAATCCCGTCAAGCGGTGCCCTGCTGTCAGGCCTCCCGGATGGCAGGCCGATGGCCTCGGGGAGAGGGGAGCAGAGAGCCGCGCGTAGCTTGCGGGGTTCCGGCCGGGCCTGTCAAGAGAGCATGATTCGGGCCGGTTCATATCGGTTTGAGCGATACATCCGGCCCAATGCTTCGGGCGAGGCGTTCAGAATGGGCAGTATTGCAGCTCGGGTTCCGTGTCGTTCTCCGGTTCCGAGAGCAGGCTAGGAGGGGGGCCGTAGAGCTCTAGCGCCATGCGTTCGACGTGGGAGGGGTTCGCGGTGCATCGGCCGGACCCCTCACGGTGTGCGTAGTGGTAGGCCGCACACAAGCATGTGCGGTTCCGGCGGGAATCGGACCGGCGGCATCGCGGCCGGCCCGGAGTGCATTTGTGCTTTCCGCCCAGGCGTGCCGGGTCTGTGCACGTGCAGCCTCGGATCGGAGTGCTCATTTGCGGCACCCTTTGGTGTGGAGGGTTCCGAGGGTAACGGGCTTGCCGTCGACGTCATTCACAGTGCAGCTAGCGCCGCATCGCCAGCATTCGAGGCTAGCGCCCTGGCGAGCCACGCCATGGCCAGCGCGGAGCGCCGCGTTATGCACGTCGTTCACTGCTAGGGACAGTTCCGCCGCAGTCATGCGAGGGGCGCTCATTGCGACACCCACCGGTTAGAGCAAGCGGGACGGGCCGCGACCTGGACGGCTTGCACCGTGTCAAGGTTCAAGAAAGCGCGCGCGCTTTGCCACTCGCGTTGCACGGCGTTTTGGAACGGATCCAAAACAAGCAAATCGGCCAGCATGTGCAATTCCGAGCGCACTTTGCGGGTCACGCGGAGCCGGCCAACGCTGCTAACTCGGTGTCGGCCTAGGTAATATCGCTTGAGGGGGTTCATCGGGGTTTCTTTCTGCCGGTTCTTTGTGCCGGCCCGCATTAGGTACTCCCTTGCGTGTGATACGTCAAACACTTTCTTGACACTAGTAACGATTGCCACGCCTGGGCAAGAATCGACAGTATAGGTCAATTATCTGTTTGACCAGCCGAACTAGACGCACTAGAAAGGAGTCCGAAGCCAATGCGCTTCGGAAAGAAACCCCAAACATGAAACCCTCCTTCCTCCTCTCACTTGCCCTGCTAGCGCTTCCCAGCGTCGCAAGCGCAGCACCCTACGAAGCGCCCGAGGTCTACTGCCACGATATGGCCGAAAGCGCCTATCAGCTCGCGGTGACCCTAGCCGACGGCCTGCCGGATGTTGCCTACAACCGCGCAATGGCTCTCTGCGACTGGCAAGCCTATCGCGCACACCTATTCGCTACGCCCGCGGTTCCGCTAAACGAGTTGATTGCGTTCGATCAAGATGACCAGACATTCTTTGTAGAGGCCGGCTGGAACTGAGTTTTTGAGATCCGCACAACCGCGCGCCGTTCCGACCGCGCGCGGTAGCGGGCCCCAAAAAAGAAGGCTCGAGAAAAGAACCCCCAATGCAAATGCAAGTGTCTACCTCATTCGTACAAGACCAACGTCACGCCTCCAAATCGGCGCGCTTCGTTCCCGTCCAGCCGAGCCAAATCGCTACCGTGCTAGCCGACCATGGTTTGTTCCTGAACCACTTGAAAACGTCGACGGCGCGCAGCATTGAGCGCGCCCATCACCAGACCTCGATCGCTCGCTACGTTGCCCGAGACTCGGCCGACATTGTGCAAGCGCTAGGCCATGACTCGACGCTGGATTTGCTGGTCAAGGCCCCTCACTTGACCGGCGCCATTGAACTCCGGCTCGGCTTTTTCCGCGGTGTTTGCGCAAACCAGTGGAACGCCGGCCGGCTCGTAGGCTCCGTCAAGATCGCACACACTGGCAATTGCCTCGAAATGCTCAACCAAGCATTGCCGGCGCTCGTAGGCCGTCGGAACGAATTGATCGCTCAAATCGGTGCCATGTCCGATCGCATGCTCGAAGCGGGCGAGATTGCCGGCCTAGCGCAAGCAGTCGCACAAATCCGGCTTGGCGCGACTGAGGAAGGCTACACGCGAGAAGTGCACGTAGCCGACCTCCTTCGCTTGCGCCGTCGGGAAGATGCGCCCGCAAACCTGTTTACCGTTGCCAACGTCTTGCAGGAAAACGCATTGCGGTTCGGCATGCGCTACGACCTGCGAGCGGACGCGGGCGGACCGGTCCGCCACATGAACACCCGGCCGGTTATCGATACGACTGCAACGGCCGTTGCAATGACTGGTTCGGTTTGGGAAGCGGCCGCTGCTTTGCTTCGAAAGTAGGCCAACGGTTCCCACAGTGCGCGCAATCCGAGCCGATTGCGCGCACTAGTGGGCACCGATGCCCTCTCCAAAAAGGAAACCCCGAGATGAACCGCTACTCCGTGCGCTACGTGCACAAGATCGCTCCTTCCGACAAAGACAAAGGCCCGGACGTTGATCTACCAGGCGGCGCTTTTGCCGGGTCGCGCGAACTAGGCAAGGCGCTACGAGCGGCCGGCGTTTTGCTCAAGGGCGCGCGCGTTGCGACCTTCCGAAGTGAAGCCGATCGGGTGCTTGTGTTCCCGATTGCGCCCGGCCTCACCACTTACTGGCATTGCATCGTTTTGCAGGTTCTACCGTAAAGCCTTCCGCACACTGCACTCCGTTTCGACCGAGTGCAGTAGCGGGCAGTTTTGCCCAACCAAAAAGGAAACCCTATGTCCGTCATTCGGCCACTTGTAGGCCACACTTCACCCGAAACTGCTTTCTTGATTGCCGACTATCCCTACGGCCGCAAGCTCCGGTGCCAGCGTCGAGTTTGGATCGAACACTCGCCTAGCCACGGGTTTCGGTTCGTGGCCCAAACCACGAATCCCAAAACCGGACGCTGGAACACCCCACACAAAAGCACGTATTCCGAGATCGCCATGGGGCTCTATCTCGACGAGCAAGGCCACGTCCAGAGCATGGCCGTCACGCAATACGCGAACGTCCTACACGCGCTTAGCTTCGCTCGTGAGTTTGGCCGGCAAGCGGAAGGCGCTGGCATCTTCCGAGTGTTCGCGCTCAAGAAAGCGCGCTACCTCGAACAGCTTGCGAGCGGTGAAGCGCACTTCACGATCAACGGCAAGCGCGAGGAGACTGCGCCGGCCGAGGCTGAGCGCAACCTAGCCGAGTCAAAGCAATGGCTCGAAGTCGCGGAGCTTCTAAACCCGGAACGCCTGGGGGAATCGCAATGAGCGCCCCTACCACGAAGGCCCCGAAGACACAGCAACCGAACAGCGTCGCCGACCAATGGCGCGAAGTTCAGGAAGCCCAAAAAAAGCGCGACCGCGCGCTTGCAGAAATCCACCTTGCCGTTGCGCGCTACGGTACCGCGGAGACTGAACTCGGTCTTGCTACCGATCGCTTCAATCAAACGATGGCCGTGACACGCGAGACGCCCGCAACGCCTAAGCCGTAGTGCCATCCGCACACTGCCCGCTATCCGTTCGGATAGCGGGCAGTAGCGGGCAGCATTGCCCGATCCAAAAAGGAAACCCCAATGAAAAAAGCACTGATTGCCATCTCCCTGTTTGTCCCCACCCTTGCGCTTGCAGCCGACCCTGCCAAGCCGACCAAAGCGCACGCTTGCGCAAACTACACCGTTGCGACGACTACCGACGGCGCGACCATCGGCGTTTGTGGCGCAACGAAGCCAGGCGGGAAGGTCACGTATTTGCGCAGCTATCAAATCGTGAAGCTCGTTGACCCGACGACCGACAAGCCGACGACACTCATGGTCGGGTTTCTGTAACCAGACCTCGAGCCCCGTTCGCCCCTCCGACCTCGGTCCGAGGGGCTTGCGGCATTGAAGGAGGTCAACAAATGACCAAGCAAGAAAAGCACGAGAAGGCCGACCGCATTGCGCTGGAGCACGGCTGCGAGTTGCAGCCGACCGCGTTCGGCGGCGTAGCGCTGGCCATCATGCCGCGTTATCAGGGTGAGCGGCACGAGGAACGCCTCGCGCGCTGCAAGGCCGCGCTACAGGCCGCTGGAGTCCTGCCTGACGGCCTCGTGAGCTGACCCCAAATAGGACGCGCCCCGATTGCCGTTGAAGGGTCGGGGCGCGGGGACAGGGGGGGGGACACTGTCTGCCTTGAGGCTATGCCTTCCGGCGAATTCTTGCAATCAATGCGCGAAAGCGCGGCCCCGTTGCAACTTGCCCCCATGGCCCCCGCAAAATCGTCTCTGATAGGGACGCTGAAACCTTGCGATTACTAGATTAGTTTAGTAATCAATTGGTTAGGGTCCTAAAAAGGAGCAGGGAAAACCATGATGACCGCGGAATTTCAAGGGGATACGACGGAGCTTACCACCCAACAGAAATACAATCGACTGCGCCCGAAAGCGATTGTCGAGGTTCGTTTACTGTCGCACGCGGGAGCCGAGGAGAAATGGTTCCAGGCAAAAATCAAGGACAGCAACAAAGAGGGGGCCTACTGCCAAATCACGGGCGGCACGTTGACCAAATTCTGGCACTGGCGAGAGATAAGACCGTGTGCCCTGACCGAGCTACCGCGCGCCTCGGCGACACTTGGCGAGGTGGTTCAAGCGCACCTTAAACCGGTTGCCGAACTGCCGAGGCGTGAGCCCCTGCCGGCCCCTCCGGCGCTTCGTGCGGCGCTCGTGGTAGCTGCTGCGCCGACCTCGCCGGCCCCCCTCGTGAGGCTCACGCGACCCGAACCCGAGCAGCAACAGCAAGCGCAGCCGAGCGAACAGTCGCAGTCAGCGGGCGAGATGATCCGCCAGGCTCGCCAGGCCGCGCATCTCTCGCAGGAGGCTTTAGCCGCTAAGCTTGCCAAGCTCGCGAACGACCCGGCGCTCACGAACAAACGGCTTAGCAACCTCGAGACCGGCTTTCGGCCGCCGAGTGAGCCCGAGCAGCTAGCCCTCGCTGAGGCGCTTGGAATCGACCTCGCCCAGCTGATAGCGGCGTGCGAGCGTGACGCGGTTCGACGAGAGCGAGAGGCAAGGAACAAACGGGGCCGCGAAGCCGCACAGCGCAGACGGGAAGAGCGAGCAGCCATTGACGGCCGAACCCTGTCGCCTCGCACTTCGAAATATCGCCCGCGTGAAGCGCTGATGGCAACACCGAGCCCGGCGCCGACCGCTCGCAAAGCAGCGACGCATCGCGCATCGGCGCAAGAGGGGACACTGGAGGATTTGATCGATGCGCTGATCGCGATCGTGCCGCTCCCGATGGATGCCGACGAGCGCAAGAACTGGTTTCGCTGCGCGCGTGAATTGTTCGCGCTATCGGGGGAGCGATGATAAAAAGGACGCTACCAGCCCGACGCAGTAACATAGTGACCGAGCCCATAAGCCCCCTCGGGATAGCGCTCAAAAATGCTCGCGTTAGTAAGCAGCTCCCGCAGCGGGTGATTGCTGAAGCCCTCGCGGAAAAGTGTGGCGGCGAGCCGACGAATGTTCGCGTCAGCCAATTCGAGCTGAGCAGGAAGCTACCGACCGATGCCGAGCTGACGGTCATGGCTCAAGTCTTAGGATTGAGCGTTCAGACGCTTCGCCAGAAGCGCGAGGCGAGCCGCGAGCACCGTGAGGCCCGAGGTAAAGAGATCTACGAGCGGCAGATCGCCAAAGGCCACAAAACCCGGCTCCAGCCGGTAGCCGCGAAGAAGCCCGCGACGGTAGCGCCGAAGAAGCCCACGCCAGTCAAGCAGGCCCCCGTGCTGGCACTAGCCGAGCTCGTGGAGCAGATAGACGAGATTGCGCCGATGCCCGCAGACAAGGACGCTCGCCGTCGCTGGTTTACCTGCGTGAGCGAGCTATCCCGGATCGGAGCTGCATCGTGAACACCAAAGACGATCCGAACGGCTACACGGAAGAGGAACGCGAGGCCATGCTGCTAGGCATGCGCGCCGCATCGGGAGTTTTCTACGCGCAGGCATTCCGGATCGGCTGCCATCCGTTTATCGAATTCTGCGGACTGATGAACGAATACATCCAAATGTGCGAACGAGCCCACAAGGGCGGGCTCGACTTCCCGCACGCGAGCGCGCACAGCGGTATCTCAATCCCGATGGCTACCCACGAAGCCGCGTATCTCGGGGAAAAGCTCGGATGTATCTACGGGCCCGCGCTCCAAGACCCGGCAAACCTGCGGGCG